CCACCGATCACTGGCAAGTTCGCTGTTAGCGCACCGGATGACGCAAGAGTTCCCGACGCCGTATACGCCAGCACGCCGCCGCTAGTGCCTGAAGTGAGACCCGTACCGCCCTGATCGACTGGCATAGTTCCAGTAGAAACCAACTTTTTATTCGAATCGGTAAAGACTGGCTTGGAAGCGGTAAGCCCCTTGACGACTTGATTTTGGATGTAGCTCGTCGAACAGCCCTCGACGATTAGATTGGCTAGGTTCGGGCACGCCGATCCGTTGGTCTCGCTGAAACCAAAGATATAATTGGCCGTCGAACCAGCGGACCCCATATTCGCGACATCATGACCACCTGGCTCAAACGCGACGAAGAAGTTATTCGCCGGCCCGGTGAAATTGGTATAGTCGAGCAACAGCGCGCTGACGCCGCTGCCATCGCCGGTGCAGTGAAAGTTTGAGATCAGATTGTTGTCCGACCATCCCATACGCAGGCAGACACTGCTGTTCACCGGCTTGACGATGAAATTGCGAAACGCATTGAAGTCACTATTCGCCGAAGCGTTAGCCGACTGGATGACGACGGCTTCATTGACGATGCCGGTAAATTGGAACTGCTCAAAGACGTTGTGCAACGAGTCGAAGTTGGTTCCTCCACCACTCCAACTCGCTTGTGTCTCCGTCAACAGGCCAGTTTTAAAAGTATCGATGACGATGTTTCGCGCGCTGCCATAACTGGCCGAAGTAATGTTTAAGCCGATCGAACTACTGCCGGACGATGCGCCGAGAATGTAGAGATTCTCTAATCCCCAACCTTCGAGCGGACCGACAACTTTGATGCAGTCGCCGTTGGTCGTGCCGGTGCAATCGATCTTGGTCGACGGTCCCTGCGTATAGGTGTGCAAGAGGCCGCTCGGCGGCGATGGCAGTCCACGGATCGTGATGCCGCTGACGCTGGAAAGCGCGCTAGTAGTGCCGTTGCCTAGCGTGATGTAATTCGTAGATGTTTGGGTATAGGTTCCGGCGCCAAGACAGATCACGCCTCCGGTTGCTGGTAGCGCGCTGATCGCCGCTTGGATAACGTTGGTTCCCGGTGCGACATAAGAATCGCAGGCGCCATTGTTGGCGCGCGGCAGTTGGCCGGTGACGCCGGTCGTTAAAGGCAATCCGGTTGCGTTCGTTAGTGTGCCGGATGTCGGAGTTCCCAGAATTGGAGTTACGAGAGTCGGCGTGTTAGCAAATACCAAAGCCCCTGTGCCGGTTTCATCAGTAACAATCGTGCGAATCTCGGCACTAGTATCAATATCCGTCGATGCCAATCCGCCGCCCGATCCACACGCCGCCGCCGCGCTGACTAAATTCTTGCTTCCATCGGTTTCAACGCAACGCGAAGCGGTTAACCCCGAAAGATTCAACGATGTGCCGGTAGCCGCGCCGAGTACCGGCGTCACCAATGTCGGCGTATCGGCGAAAACCGCTGCACCTGTCCCTGTCTCATTGGTCAAGGCGCTGGCAAGATTGGCACTGGACGGCGTTGCTAAGAAGGTGGCGATACCTGAGCCCAATCCCGAAACGCCTGTCGCTATGGGCAAACCCGTTGCATTAGTGAGGGTTCCTGATGTCGGCGTACCGAGTATCGGCGTGACAAGAGTTGGCGTATCGGCAAAGACCAATGCACCCGTACCGGTTTCACCTGTTACGGCGGAAGCCAGGTTCGCACTTGACGGCGTGCCAAGGAACGTAGCCACACCGGTACCCAGCGACGTAATACCCGTTCCGCCATTGGCTACGGGTAGAGTACCGGTGACTTCGGTAGTTAAATCAACATCCGCACAACCTTCTGCTGCTCCGCTAGCGTCGACACCTCGCGGAATCGAGCCGGAACAGTTCGATCCATTGGCCGCAAGCGCCGCTGAAGTCGTCGCCGTAATCGTGCCGCTTCCGCTCACCGCCAAGCTGGCGCCGGTGCCGACCACCATCGTGGCCGTTGTATTGGTTCCGCTTGCTATGGTGTCAAAGGATGGACTTCCGCCAGTTGAGTCGGCGGCGCATTCCCACGCGGTATCGCCGGCGTTGCGTTTTAAGATTTCATTAGCGGCGCAATCAATTAGTCCAAGCGAGCCGCCTTCTGTCCCGGTAAGCAAAAGCCCTTGGCTTGCCGTGGCGCTGGAAACGTAATTACCGGTAGTATGAGTACCAAGAGTAATCGCGTCATTGGCGATGCTTGTCGCATTACCGCTTGACGTAACCGGGCCGGTTAAATTGGCATTGGTGGTGACAGTCGTGGCAAGATCAACGGTGATGTTGTTGGGTATCTGCGCATCGGTAGCCGCTCCGCTGAGATTCGAAAACGCAGGCTGAGCGCACTCTCCGGCGCCGCTAGCATCGACGCCGAGCGCGAAGTTATTGCCTGAGCAATTCGCCCCATTGGCCGCCAACGCAGTAGCGGTTGAAGCATTGCCGCTTAGGGTCGCCGTGATCGTTCCAGCGGCAAAATTCCCGCTAGCATCGCGAGTAACGATCTGGCTTGCCGTGTTTGTCGCTACCGCGCCATGCGCGCTGGTTCCGGTCAAGGCCGCATGAGTATTCAACTCCGTTTGCGTCGCAACGTCGAAACAGGACTCCACTGCGCCGCTAGCGTCGACGCCCAAAGGCGCGTTCCCTGAGCTGCAATTGGCGCCGTTGGCGGCTAGGGCCGTTGCCGTGCCGGCGTTGCCGGTAATCGATCCTGTTGCGCTGCCAATATTAGGAGTCGTTAGAGTTGGCGACGTGCCAAAGACGAGCGCACCAGTTCCGGTTTCGTCGGTAACGATGGCACGCAATTCCGCGCTCGTATCGATATCGGTGGACGCCAAGCCTCCACCGCCTCCACCGCCAGGAATGTCGCAGTCCGTCCGACTCGCGCCGGAATTATCAACGCAGGTTACGCCGGCGCCGGTGAGATTGAGCGTAGTGCGCTGAGCCAGCGCTGTCCCTTCATCGCGGACAGTAGCGTAGGCTGAGCCTGTGCCGCTGATCGCCGCTACCCACGCCGAGCCGTTCCATACCATCAGCTGGTTTTGATTGACGCCGCTCGACGGTAGGCAGTAAGTCAGATTGGCTTCAGGTGAGGGAATCCCCGCGCAGGTTGCGTTGTTGACGACAAACAGTCCACGCTCGGCGAAGGCCGGGGCTGCGACTGTAAGAATCGCGATTGTGAAAAAGAGCCGCCGTAATAATTTATTCATTCAAATTCCCGTCCAGTCGATGATTTCCGAGCCATTGCAGAACACCTTTTTCTTGGCGGCGTTGGCTACGGTGATGCCGGTGCCGGTGATGGTCTTGAACGTGGTGTTAAATCCGCCAGTACAAGAGTTGAGCAATAGATACCACTTCTTATTTGCCGGGACGGTGAAGGTCCGACCTGCACCTTGCGCGCCGGTGAATTCGATGATGGACGTGCGCAGCGCTTTATATTTCCCCGTTGTCGCCACTTGTTCGTCACCGGTTGACCAGTCTACGTTTGCCGAGACGTCTACTTGACGGAGTTCGCTCATGGCCAAATCAAGTTGATCATCAGCAGTATTGCTGTCGACGTAATTGTTGGCCTGGTTGCCGTCGATTGTTTCTAGTGAAAGATTTCCCATAGTATTAGACCGTGGCGAACATTCTGCATGCGGCTTGATTGCCGAGAACCGCAGGCCGGAGATAAATCAAATCGAAGCCGCATTGCAGGACTCGCGTATCGAGCACCGTTTCAAATCGTGCTATATCTACGCCTTGCTGTAAGACTCGCGTATCCAGTACCGTTTCAACTCGTGCTATATCCACGCCTTGCTGTAGAACGCGGGTATCGAGAACGGTCTCCGTCCTGGCTATATCTGCGCCTTGTTGTAGAACCCTTGTCTCTGTTGGCATTTAAGCGGTCCTCTCATAGCCGGTTTCGACCGAATTGACTCCCGACCCGATCCATGGCGCGGCGGTATCGGGATCTTCGGTAAAACATTCTTTGACATACTGGTTTGAGCCGAGCGGCGGATTTAAAGCGGCTCCGGGATTGTAATCTGTTCCGCCCTGGCGAAGTAAAAACTTTAACTGCGCGCCGCCAGCGTCCTGTTTGTTAACAAGCATCACCGGACAGACCGCGATGGGTGTTGACGTTGCAAGTATCGATCCGTGGGTAAAACTATCTTTATCGCCAACCGTATCGGTTAAATTATAATCCGCCGTGTTAGGTGACCCGGACTCGTCGATTTGGCTGACGTTGGTACTACTGAGTGGCGTCCACTGCGCGTAGTTGCCGGCTCCGTTGGACGGGAAATAATCGACATGAGCGTCGCCGCTCCAATCGTCGTTTCGCACTAACATGTGGCAAAAATCCAAAGTCTCGCTGCCGGACCCGCTGACAGGAATATTGCAGTACGCAATCGAATCGATTAGTGCATTGCCAGTAATTTGAGTATCGAGCCCGGTCAATCCTACTAAGCCAAGAATACCCGCGCTATCTCCGTTCAGCCTCACGTCGACAGTTCCAGTAGAGTTATCAATCTTGACCTTCGGCTCGACTTGAAAATAGACGTTGGCAAAGACAACCTGATTGGTCGACGTGGCGAGAGTTGTGCCGCTGCGCGTTACTCGCAGCTTGCCTTCTGGAGTGATTCTTAAATCGACCTGTACCGTAGCAGATTCCAATAGCTGTAAAATGGTGCGGTCGAGTGACGGCAGTGCGGATATTCGTATCGCTACTGGAGCCCATCGCGTTTGGCCTGATGTCAGAAGCGATCCTCTGACGGACGGAGCGCCTGAAGTACTGGTAAAGCGTAGACTCGGTCCGCCAGTGCGCCCGCCCGTTGCATTGATCGCCTGTGAACCTGAGCCGCCAATGCTGGAAAAATTATCCAGTATCGTAGTTGAGTAGCCCAGACTTGCCCAAAAATCTAAAGACATTTTCTTACCTCAATCCCCGAAAACCAAAATACATTCCGTTAAGCGTAGCGTCCGGTGACGCCGGATTGAAAACTTCCAGATAGTCGGTTCTGCCGAGTAGAGTAACGGGGCTGGCAAAGTCAGAAACCGGAGTCGTCGTGCCAGCGTTGACAGTTATGCTTCCTACGGTGCCTCCGTTTTTCTTAACCGTGAACACCGTCAAAGCTGTCGCCGCGACTTTGGCGATGCCGCAAGTTAGCGTCTCTGCGGGTATGACGATATCGACGAGAGGCATAACGCCGAGGATGATCGCCGAGCCCGCTTGGACTTCTAGCATCTGACCGTGAATCGCGTAGATATGCTTCCCCTCGCGGTCGTCCAAAGCCGCGATTAAATCATCGATGTCGATAACCTTGCTACCATCGGCGCCATCGCTGGTACGCAGCAACATAAGCATGTCAGCGGTTTGAAGATCGGTGACAATTGCGGTTCCTGATAGATCAGACCATTTCATGCGGTTTCAAACTCCATTGCGCTGCCATCTTCAAATTCCATCAAAGCGCCGCTTTCAAATTCCATCTCAAATGCACCAATGCCGGATTCTCCCGACGGATGAATGACCGCATGGCCGGGATAGCCGCGCCCCACAGCTGCGCTAATCTGGTAGACGTTGACATGAAGATTCGTTTCTTTCGTTCCGCCGAAATCCGTGACTTGATCGGCGTTCAAATAGCTGACGGTCGGCGTTGTCGAAGTGAGCGTGCGATATACGGTCAACTCGTCGTCGCTCAAAATATCAATTTCATAGGCTTCACTTTCTTCGCCAAGCGGCGGGTCAAAGAAGTCCCGGCCATTCCTGCCGACAAGGCGCGAGCGGCGATTCCAAGTCAGAATCACATTGTCGCTGCCATCGAATGAGCCAGTGATATCCACCGGCGCGTAAGGCTTCAACGAAATGCCGGTATCTGTGAACAAAACAACGGCGGCATTTTCCAGCGCTTGGCCGCTGGTGACTGCCTTGAAGTGGCGCTGCAAGTCCAGGTCGGCGAGTTCGTCATTGATACGGCGGATCGTGTCTTCGGTTAGAACTATGAACCGCTCGCTAAGTTGATGTGTACCGATAGCCCATTCGGTGCCCTTATAGCCACGCACCATCGGGCCCAGTAGCCGCCAAGTATCCGCCGTGAGTTGCTCAACGTTTTGATTCAAAATGATTTCGTTGCCGACGAGATAAGCCACCGCGCCTTTCAAGGTGTTATTCGCGCCGAAGCTTTCCAGCGTTCCGCCGATCATCGTTACGTCCAGCGTATTGACGTAATCCCATAGCGCCGTCGGGCCTGCCAGCAGCTTTGTTTTGCAAAAGCCGATAGGACAAGCAACGTCGACGGTTTTGAGATTATGAAAATCGGCAGTCTCGTCCGGACTCTCATAGAGAACCGCCGCGTTCCACGCCGATGTGACACCGCGCATCCCCGCGTAGAAGCCTGGCCCGTCGTCGGCATCGCGAAGCGTAGGAATATCCATGAGGCGCAAGATGGTAGAGCCTGGCGCCGCAACGCTTTGATTGGGATAGCCCGCGCGGTCAACCACGTCGCCGATGGCGTTCGACTGATAAATTGATGGATCTTCATCCACCATCTTCAGCGAGATAATGCCCTCGGCGGCGATGCCGACTTCGGTGAGGCGAACGGGTATGTCGCGTGTTGCCATTATGCCGCTACTTCCAAATTCACTGGATCAGCCGCATCCAGAGGTAAATATCGCCGCGAAACGAGAATCTCTTTCGGCGAACTCTCCATCCAATAATTCTTCATCAACACGTCGGTGATCTGCTTGGCCTTGCTCGCCGTCATGACGATTGGTACGTCGACGGTGAGGGTTTGCTTGCTCTCACTGGTAAGCCGCGCCGAATACGCTTGGCCGGTCTGATAGCTCGCGTCCTGATCTTTGTAGCGGCAATGCACGCGCACCGGCAATTCGGTTTCCTCGCCGCGCGTTTCCGCGATGAGATCGGGCAACTCCACATCGAGCGATGGCCGGGCTGCCATGTCGGCTTCGGGAATCGTCGCCACGGCATCATGGCCGCGTTTGGGAAATTGTAAAATGAGATCGCTTTCTCTGCCGTCGAAAAATCCGTAGCGTTGCAAAGGCAACAGAGCGTCGCGGCCGGTCATCTGCTGGTCGAGAGTATAACCGCGAACGCAATCGGTGAGCTCGTGAACATCGATGTCCCGTTCTTCCAAACCTTCAGCTAAACAAATATCCCGAACGATCTTCCAGAGAGGGCAGCAAAAACCTTCGTTGCCCCGCGTCCACACGCGGATATTGGCATCGTAAGAGCCCCAAGCGCCGAAGCTGCCGGAGTACCAAACCCCACCGCGCACGTAGAGCGCTCCGGCGCCGATGCCTTGCGGTGCAAGCGCTTCTCCGAGTACGGTCAATTCTCCATCGGCATATTGGGAAAAGATTGAGCCAACTTCGCTATGGCCGATGAATTGTATCGAGTTGTCGTTGGTTACGAAAAATGCTTCGAGTTCGCTTTGTCCGGTGATGATGCTGTTATGAATACCGAGATCGATATCGTCTAACAACACCAGCGTATCGAGATCGAACTTTAATAGCCGTTCGCTGTCGCCGTGGCCCTTGTGGAAAACCCAAAGACAATCGTCGCCGACGCAACACTGTTGCGTAAAGCCAAAGCTGTATAATTCCGCAGGGTCGGCAGCGGCAAGGAACGCGCCCGTATCGGCATTGTATTTGTACAATCCCTGATCGCCGAACCATGCTCCCTCGCCGAGAAAATAAATGAACTCACCCTTCTTCGCGAAGAAAGTACCGGGAACTCCCCCTTCGTATCCTGCTGGCAAAACAAAAGTAGTGATCGGCTTGCCTGGACGCAGCAACCATTTGACGCCGGCTGTGCCGAGGACCGAACAATGCTCATCTGCGATGCCAGGACTAAAACCACCGCCAAGAAATGATGGATCGACAAGTCCCGCGGGCGGTCGTTCTTCCGGAATGATGTCGCCGTTGGCCAGTAGGCGTAAGGCACGAATGCCAAGCTCTCCGTCTGCTGTGATCGTTGTATAGTTGATACCCTGGAGTCCTGTCATCAAAACGATTTCACCGTTAGGATCAACGTAAGACCACGACGCCTGCTTGGCCGCACCTGGCGGTGCGTAATCATTGACCGCATAAAATTCTTTCTGCGCGAACTCCTCATCGCCGTCGGTGAAGCATTCAAATGAAAACTGTGGGAACACGCCGCCGTAATCTGTTACGTCGAAGCGATTGAACACCGCAAGAAATTGATTGCGGTAAGCCGATGTATTGCCGACACCGGAAAGCGCTTCTATTAGTGCGGGCGGCTCTTGGTCTTCGTTACCATCATAAAAAGTAACAGTACCGTTGTGTCTACCTTCAAGTTCAATGGATGTTCCAATGATGGATTCGAGGGTCGCCGTTTTGCTGTTATCGTAAATGAGTTTCGGGCCTGCCCAGATACGGATGACCCCGCGACAATTCGACGAGCCGTTGATGCTGATCGCGCAATCGCCCTCATAAGTATAGGTCTCTGCGCCGCTACCACCCTTGCCTTTGCCACCAACTGTTTTCGTGTGCTCGCGGACGCCTCGTCCGCCCTTGCCGTCGTCGCCTATCCAAATCAATTCTCCGGCCATGCGGTCGACGCCCCAAAATCTCTTGATAGGAGTACCGAACGCTGCCGACTGGATATGAACGTCCTTCAATCGCGGGCCGGAGATCGACTGGCCGCCTTGGAACATGGAGGATAGAGTCGAGCCAATCGACCATGCGAGCGAAGCGGTATTCATGATCGCGCCAAACGAAAATGCTGCCGACGCTCCTACAGTCGCGCCGAAGGCCGTCGTAGCGGCTGACGTGGCAGCGGTAACCCCGATTATAGTCGTACTGGTAGCTGCGGCTCCAGTAGCTGCTCCACCCGCGATAACGGCGGCAAACGTCATTCAGGTTCTCCGATTCGAAGGTTTTCTACACTCGATATCAAACCAATCTCTTCATAGTTTTTGGCGATTAGCTCGTCTTCTATCTTGTCGAGATTCTCCTCACCGCAGTATTTAGTTAGATGGACGGTCGTCCAAATTGTATCTTCTTCCGCATATACGGCGCGCTTGAGACCAACTTCCGAGATGAACGTGCATGGCGCTTCAAAGTATTTTTTGCCGAACTCGGTATTGACCGAAACTTTTCCCTTGAGAATAAAGTTCAAATGTCGGTGCTTGTGAATCTTGCCGATAGCCAAGGCGCCTTTGGGTAAAAAGATTTCACGCGCATAGGTATAACAGCCATACTTCTCATCAAGCGGAGTCCATCGATGTGTCAGCGGCGCGCGGTCGCTCCAATCTTCTAGCAAGCCGCTGGCGATTCGTTCTTTAGTTTCTTCCTGGGCTTTCAAAATGCTTTGACGGAATTGAATTTTCTGCGGAGTGTTTTCCGGTTCCGGTGATGCGGCTGCGCCGAGTTCTGCGGCTGCGAGTGGGCCGGCGAGTGCGAGGAGTAAAGTCATTTTTTAGTCGCTTAATCCCTTGAACCGATAAACTGCGACAATGTGATTCATGACCGTTTCATCGATAGGCAATTCTTCTACAAACTTACCGTTGACTGCATGGATCAAAGTATTGCGCTCGCTGACGATACCTATGTGCTGTGCTCTGGATCTTGCGCGCATCCAGGGAATATCCGCTGGCCGCATTTCCGTTTTGGGAATGCGAATATAAAGCTTATCGAGTGCAGCTTTCATTCGGATGGGGTCGGGATTGCGACCATAGTCGGTTCGATTAGCATCATCTGAAGAAACACAGCCTTTAGACTCCCCAACTTTGTTGACCATGCCGGCACAATCGGCGGCCACGCCTTTGAGCCTGCCCTGATGAACAAAGCGCGTGCCTTTCCATGAGCGGGCTTCGGCGATTATTTCAGCTCGGGTTGTCATCTGGGCGCATTCTCAAAGTATAAATCGTAAATGGTGCTAAGTTTTCTTTCGGCTTCCGGTTCAATCCATACCGAATTAGTCTGCTTTAAAAGTCGCCGATGTTTTGCGGATACCGGTTGACCCTGCCAATTTAAACCCGCTGATGTTGGCGCCACCCCATTCTTCCATTCCTGCAAGCTCAAGAAGCTCCCGCCGTTCGGCACGTCGCCAACGCCATGCCAGTCGGTCGCATCAACGCGGTAGCGAGCGCCGCGATTCATGCCCGCGCCGCCATTCCCAAATCCCATGCCAGAAGCGCCGCGGGAGACATCCACGCCGTTGACGATGAGCGGCACATGCGTTGACAGAATGAACTCGTAACTATCAACATCGGGGTGTCGGTGTTGTCTAGGAAATCCCATGCCAGCTCTAAGAATAAACTGCTCGGCTTGCCATCTGGCGTCTCGATAAAGCACCAGTGAAATGACTGAACCATAGTCAAAAGTCTCCAAGACGCTAAGGTGCGCGAAGTCCTGCTGTAGGATGAAATCGACAAAGTCTTTGAGGCCATTGCGCTTCATGCCGTAGGCCGATCCGGACTAAGGTTCGCGATGTCCATGCCGGGAATTTCATCCTCGGCTCTCCTATTTCTAATATTGTCGAACTTGCGTTTGCACATTTCTTTTGACAAGTCGCAGCCCGCGCTGACGACATATTCGTCGCCGACTACGATATCGAAAGGCATGCGTTCAAATAGTTCAAAATCTCCTGGCCCGCTGAGGATATCGCCGTCAACCGTGGCGTCCTCGATATCCTGCGCGACTTCGATCTCGGTTACGTCATCTCCCATGTTGTAAGTGACGCTAACGATATCGTAGCTGCCATCGTTGCCGGTGGAGTTAGTGACGGGGAATTGCTGGCCGACCGAGAAGAAATCAGTCTGATCGCCTTCAACCATGAACAGATTGGCGCCGTCGTCAACGTCGACGATGGTGTATTTCGCAAGCCTAAAATCCTGCACTTCTTTGGTGATTCCTTTGTTCAAGCCGGTTAAGAAAGTAAGCTTGCCGTAGGAGAAAAACCCTGTCGGTATAGTGAGCGGTGCGGTTATAGCTCCGCTGATATCATCGTCCGGTATAGACTCGCTTACCGTAATGCGCGTGCGGTCGCCGGTAAAACTCGCGATCGTGGTTGTATACGTGCCGTCGTTGCCGATCGAACCGTTGATAGTGAAAGTTGTTCCCGTCGTGAAATAGCTGGCGATATCGCCATCGACTTCAAACCATTTGGCGCCTTGGTCGAGCGCTCGGATAGCATATTGCGCGGTCCCGGTATTGACACCGAGGCCAGTAACAGCCGGTTCATTGCGGGCTGCGTCCTTGAAGAATCTCTTATTCCATGCTTGCGTAACGCTACCAAAAACAGATAGTGCCTGTTCTGTAATCCATTCCGCTGTTCCGCCGAACTCATCAACAGTAGTTGCGCCGATGGTTAGGTTCCAATTAGGTTCGGTAAATCCGGAAGTACCGGCAACTGAGCAACGAAAATGGCGTCCGTTATAAACGTTCGGCTTGACTACTGAGCCCTCGGCCGCGTCGTAGAGCGGACGAACGGTATACGCCGTTAGCGAGCGCCAGAACGGCGGATCGAGTCGCACGCCACAGCCGAAGCCTGACACCCGATAATCCGTGATATCGTCACCGATCTGTGCACGGCAGATTTTTGAATAAAGGTCGCCGATGGTCTGCTGCAAGTAAATTGTCTTGCCGCGCAGCTCCGCAACGTAGGTGCCGCGCTTCATTTTCATCTGGCCGATGTTGCCGCTGCCTGGGAGGATCAAGCGGCTTTCGGGATTTTCATAATTGACGAAAAAGATTTCCGCCTTGGCATGATCGAAGCGGCCGACTTGCAAGTCCTCATTCGACAAACCTTGAATCAAAAGCCCTTGCGCTAGCGCGCGCACCTTGTCGACCATAAGCCCTTCGATTTCCAGATTGTCGACGCTGAGATCGGCGCCAGCCTTTATGCTTCGCGGCATGTAGCCGACCGTCGCACGGTAGAGCAGGCCCGCCGCGAACTCGCCAACCGCCTGCTGTGCGGTGCTGGATCCGTTGACGTTGTACGCTTGCACTGTGACGAGGCTTTGTCCTGGCGGCAAAGACGCCATGCCGGTAGGCGGCAAGCCTTCGCCAACGCCGGGTATATCAACCGTGTCGCCGTCCGTATCCCATTCCACGGTTCCTGAGTCTCCCGGTGGAATCGGATTCGGCGTAACTACAACATCGATAACGGGCAACGTTTCGAGCCCGCGTTCGTAGGCGCCGGCGTCCGGTGCCGCGCCAGTATAAGCTAGGCCGTCAATCGGCGTGCCGATGTCAATGGCTGGACTGCCGGCCTGCAAGGTGAAATCTTCGCCGCCTGGATTGGTAAACAGGGGATCGACGCCAATCAGATTATTCGATTGATCCAAAGCGACCGGAGCGCCTAAACCGTTGGCGCCGGTGAAGTCAGTATCTTGACCGTTGCCGTACGCGATATTGTTTTTGATTACAGCGCTGCGACTACCTTGTGCGTCGATACCGATCCACGAACAATCGTAAACGGTATTGTTATAGGCTTGATTCCCAGAGCCGACAACGCTAATACCGATACCGCCGTCACTGGAGAGCCCTTGTCCATCATAGACGAGATTTTGATAGCATTTGGTTCCGGTGCCGCTGGTAATGAGAATCCCGCTTCCTACGGTCGAGAGTTTAGCGAAGTCGTGAACAATATTGCGACGGACAATGTTGTTGCTTGGCAGCGGATGCTCTTGGCTATACTGATGGATTCCAAAACCGGGGATATCGTGAATATGATTATCTTCGATAATACTTTCGCTCCCAGTAAAATAAATCGCGTGGTTGCGGCCTGCGTTATTGGCCGCTGTCACAAAATCACCACCGTGGATATGATTGGCTTTAATTTGAATGTCTTTGGCAAACGCAGCGACGTAGATCGCATTCTCGCTATCCGTATTGATTAACTCACAATTTTGAATACAGATTGACGACGGCGCCGAATCGGCGGCACTAAAAGAAACCTGATCGCTGGTTAAGTTTTGACCGTCGAGAATGAAACCGTCAATGATACTGAAAAACGCCAAGCTAGTAGGTTCATAAACCCTGATATTATTCTCGCCGGTGTTTCTGATCGTGGCCGCGTTGCCCGCCGCAACCCGCAACGTAAACGGATGCGCCCATGAAGTACCGGAAGGCAACGTGTTTAAAATGCCTTCGAGATAGGTGCCGTTGTAGACTTCAACGATGTCATCGGCGCCTGCTCCCGGCGTAGTGCCGATGGCGGCCAGCGCCGCCGCTATGGTGGTATGATCGCCGCCGCCGGCTTGTTTGACTGTAAGAAACATTTAAAAATCCAAAGTGAGATCGCGCACAAACTGAGTGAAGGCGATAACCTTACGTGCTTCACCCTTGCCTTCGTAAGGCGGAAACGCGCTGGCATCGACATTGATTTGAAATTGGTAATCGTTAAGACGGAGAATCGTAAATTCCTGATGATTCAGCGCCGTCATGCCGCGTACGCCAACAATCCTGATCGTGTCGCCATCGATGTAATCGTGCGCCCATAGGGTTTCGACGACGCAGGGATTGAGTTGATAGATGCGCAAAATCTGCGGCTGATACTTCGTAAGAATCAGCTTCACGCACATCGCCAGCGTGGTGCATTCCTGATCGATATGTTGCGCTAGCGCGGCGGATGTTGCTTTCATTGTGTGTAAGGATCGACCCTTAATTCGATCACCGGCAGGTCGAGTCCCGCCGCTTCCCATGCTTCAAAAGTACTCGGTAGATTGTTCTGGTTGAAACGTACCGGCAGGTCGTAGACGAAACCCGCCGTGACTCTCTCTGCGACAGCGAACGTGCCGCCGCTGGTGTAGGTGCTCATCTCTAAGGTTGCTTCGTTGATGCGAAACTGCGTCGATGAAACTATCTCCATGACTGTCGTCTCAACGGCATTGAGTTGCGTCATGCCTCCAATGCTGGCAAATACGCCAACGTCGCCAGCGACTAGATTGTGCGGCGCACTAGTAGTCACTAGGCCACGCGCATGTTTAGTGATCGCCGTAACGCTAACTGTGAAAGCTAGACTCTGCCGGCGCGTATTGATCTGGCCGCCAGATGTGTAGGTTCCCAAGCCTGTCGAGTTGATCGCTACAGTAAACTGAGTCGCGCTGTCGATCAGCGTCACTAGCCCGCGCTTGCCATTAATTCCGGTCATTCCTGAAACGCTACCAATGTGCACGGAATCGTTGACGGATAGGCCGTGATTCGTTGTCGTGGTGATCTTTGCCGAAGCGGCGCTAGTAATGGCGCCGATTGTCTTTTGAATATTAGCCGACAGTGTTACCCGCCCGACTGTCTCATGTCCCTCGCGTGCGTAGCGCGTCGGCACGTAGAGCAGGTCATAACGGTTACTCGGAATCGTAATCCCTTGAATAGCGACTGCAACGGTATCGAGCTGCGGTTTGGTAACCGGCTTAGTTGTCGCCAGCCATCCCCATCTATAAGTTTTGCACAACTGAAAAATATCCTGTGTCGTTGTATCGTTGCTAATTACTTGATCGGTAGCGGCAATCGGGTCTTTAGTATCACCCTCTGGCCCAGCCGACGTAATCATGACGCTTTTATAATCGCGCCAGTCGCGCATGCGAAGGCCGTGGAAGGGCCCGCGGATCGCCTTGAAAATCTCATCAACCAAGCTGACCTTGTCTAAAGTACGCAAGCCGTAGCCGATCATAAATTCACTGCGATATTGGCCGTCCCAGTAATCATTGCGCTGCTCGTGGCCGCCTTCGAGAATTGCGGATTCGACGTTCATGCCTGGACCGCCGGGCTTTTGAAAACTGTGATCTGTCGGAAATAGTTTCTCGACAAACATTTACAAATTTCGACTTGCATTTTTTACCGCCGCGCCCAGGCGCGCTAATATCTGCGCTTGGGAACGGGTATCGGTGAACTTGCCATTATTAATATTGATGACCGTCTGTCCGCCGCCCTTGCCGTACTTCTCTGCGAGCTTGTCCGGCCATCCGACTTCCTCGCCCCGCTTGAGAATGGCCGGCATCTCGCCGCCCGCGAAGTCGATGCCGGTGTGATAGCGCGGCGCCGAGTAGAAATAGGCCGCCGGCACGGCACGGCTAAAGCTGGCGCTCGTGCCGGCGACACCGCCTTCGTGGAAACCGAAAACCTTTAGTAGTGAGCCGAAGCCACCAGCGATTGAGCCAACCGGGTTGCTGAAAAATCCTCCATTCGGTAGCGATGGGCCTTCGACACCTTGCGGCCGCGTTCCATAGCCGGTAGGCAATGACGGCGTGCCACCTTTGAATAGGTCGGCGACTTTGCCCAGCAGGCCGCCCACTTGGCCGCCGCTGCCGCTCTTGCCGAAGTCAGGCCCCAAGATTAGTTTCTTTGCTTGCAGCGTGAGCCAGTCAGCGGCGATTTCATCGATGACTTTCTTTACCCGCGAACCGAAATCTTTCCATGTCTTAATTTGCCCGCCGAGCACGTCCTTCAACAGATCGCTGCCGGCGTCGAACGCACGTTCCATGGCTCGGCGCTGAAACTCCGTTACTTCGTCGGTCTTATTCTGAATCTCGCCAAGCGCTTTTTTCCACGCAAGCGCAGTTAGCTCGGCGCTTTCCTCGTTGCTCAACTGCGCCTGAAGCGCGAGCTCTTCGATCTTCTGCGCGGTCTTGGCGAAGTCAGCTTGGATCTGTGCGACGCGCTTGGACTCCACGCCGGCCGGCGTGCTGGTATCTATGCTGTCGATTTGTAGTTGCTGGCGTAGGTCGCTGATGGAATCTTTTGCGGTTTTGAGTTGCGCTGCTTGCTGCGCGGTCGTTGACGTAGCGATGATGCCGACGCCTTCGTTCGCTTCGTCGGCGAGTGCCTGCTGGCGTTTGGCCGTTTCTTCTAGGCTATCGTTTAACTGGCGCAATGCTTCGTCGGCGCCGAGAATCTTTTGCTTGAGTACGCCGAAGAATTCATCGAGCCCCTTAGGAATAGGCAGTTGCTTGTCGCGGAGATTATCTTTTAGTGCGCTTAGCTGCGCATCGAGTTGTGCACCGAGTGCAGCACCTGGACCAAATAGATTCTCAATGCTTTTATTATTCAGTCCCGAGAGTTGCTTCTCCATCCCGTCAAGAAAGCTGTCCACCATGTTCTGGACATCGCTTTTGGCCTTCTTCGCGCCGTCGCTGATTCCTTTGAAAGCCGCCTGCGGTTTGGTGACGTTGACCGCGTTGAGCTTGCCGAACTCTTCGCGCAGATTGAGCAATTCATCGCGCGCCTCACGCGCCAGTTGTTTATCGACTTGCCCGAATAAACCCGATTGACCAGACTTTTCCGCTTGGGCGATGACCTCCTTAGAAGTCATGCCCTCAACCCGCTCCTTGGATAGGCCAAAGGCTTGCGCCGCCTTTGCTGTCGCCTTATCCAGGTCGGCACCGATCTTTGGCACGTCGCGAATTGCGCCGAAGAATCTGAGAATGCCAGCGACTCCTTCGGCGCCGAGTATCAGCGCTTGATTCTTCAACCGGGTCAGCGCGTCGCCTACGTCGTCAAGCGTCTTCACGTCTTCGGCGCTTAATCCCTTGGCGCGCAGTTCATCGAAGCGGCCTGCTAGTTGGGATAATGCCGGGCCTAGTTCCTTGGCGGACTTGCCGAGCAGATTGAAAAGAATCGTGTTGCGCTCGACGGGGTTTTCAATATTGCCGAGCGCGTCTGTAACTTTCTTTATGAATTCGTCTGGTGAGGAATTGCGTAGATCGTTAAGATTGAGTCCGAGCCGCTTGATCGATTGCGCTACCTTGTCGCTATCAGCATCAACATTGCCGAGATTCTTTTGCAGATTGAAAACGCCCTTAGCGAAGGCATCCATCGACGTGCCGGCCTCTTCTAGCGGCGACTTGAATCCGGATAATAGCTGCACCGATAGGCCGGTCTGATCGCTAAGATTTTGCAGATTATCTGCTAGCGCTAGAACTTCCTTGCCGAAGCCGACTACTGCGCCGACGCTTACGCCTATGCCCAGCGCACCAGCAAGCTGGCCGCCGGCGGTCTTAGCGATGTTTTGGATTTTAGAAAAGCTGGACTGGAACGAGTTTTCCATCGTCCGCAATTGACCTTGGATGTTTTTAAGGTCAGCGGAGATTTGAAAGACCACATTTCCTACGCTGGTAGCGATGATGAACCTCCGCGATTAAGCTGATGCCAAAGGGTTGTGACAGGAATGTTCAGTTGCCTAGACCACTGCGAAAGTGTTTTCGTCTCACCAGCTGATTCAATAAAGCGATTTTTCCGTGTGTTGTTATTCTGCTCTAAACGGGTAGCCCAACGGACGTTTCCTGGCTCATAATTTCCATCGTTATTGATTCGCTCTACTGTGTGTAAAGATGTTGGTTTCTTACCGATAGCATCTAGGAATACCGCAAAGCTGTTACGCCACTCTGTGCAAACCCGTATTCCCCGAGCACCGTAGTTTTTGTAAGATTTGTCTTTGGTATTATGGCAGCGCTGGATCATCCCTTTCCAAGCACTATATTCAGGCGTGCCGGTGCCGCCGTGTGAGCGATTCATCACGGCAGCTTTCTCCCGATATAAACAGCCGCATGAGTTCGTTTTCGTTCCTAGAAGTTGCACTTGAACGCGCGGCGTTTGGCCGCACTCGCACTGACAAATCGCACAACGTCTACGGCGCTTTCCGATCTGCGCCATCACGAAAGACATCACCGTGAGTCGACCGAATCTTTGTCCTACCTGCGTGGCCATTAAGCGCTCCTCTTGGCGCGTTCACGGCGCTTGTTTCGCAGATTTACGACGCCAAAGAATTTCTCGGCGGCTGCGACGAGATTTTTCTTGGGCTGTGGCGGCTGTGGCAATTTGAAAAAGCTATTGGCGGTAAAGAAATCGTGACGCTTGGCACCGAGAAACTGATCGACGATGGCAGTCGCGTTAAGCGCCGCAGCGGCAATGGTGCCAGCGCGGAGAAATCTGCGGTTTTCCTTTTCTTCCCAGCGATCCATTCGGGCTTGAAATTCTATCGGCGTAAGTTTCCAAAACACGTCTTCGGTTATTGCAAGTTCCTGCTCGGCAAAGCTGACGAGCCAAAGCCAGTCTCTGGGCTCACGGTTTTTTTTTCCTGGTCAGGATCAACTTCCTTCGATTCGCCTTGCTTGAGACTCTTGCCAGCGGTAGCGACGTAGCCTTGCCACAAAGCGACCGCTAGGTCGTTGGTAGCCGTCTGGGATTTGTCGAGCATCCCGAAAATATCGTCGAAAGCGATCTCTTCCTTGGGCTCCCGCACCAGCGATGCCCATAGCAGCGCCGCAAGCAGGTCCAAGGGAAGCGGTGCGCCCATGAACGTCATGGCGTTGAAGGCATTGACCATCAGATAATCGATCGACACCCGGCCAAAGGCATTGTTACCGCGCACGCGGTTGACCTCGCCTTCAGCTCGAAATAGCGCCGCGTGATTCACCAGAATCTTGCGCGGCTTGTCGAGCAGTATCTCAATCGGTTCGATCAGCACGGATTAACTCTCTTGCGTCCACACCCATGCGCCAGTCGGTGCCAGCGTGATGCTCAAACGGCGCGCATCCTCGGCGTTGCTGGTCGGGTTGAACGCGGTGACACGCGCTTGGCCAGTGCAACGGCGGATATGGCCATCGGCCATGAAGATGTTGTAACGAAAGCTAGTCGCCAGATCGTCGGCGCGCTTGGATTCAATCTCTTGCTGGGAAGCGTTCATCGGCAGGAAATTGCCCGCCAATTGAATCGTGCCGCCTTCAAGAAACGTCGCCACGTTATCGCGGAACGGCGGCGTCGATTGATGGGTCGTGGTATCAGCGAGAGTCCGCGTCCCAAGGTTGAATGAAATATCCTTGATGCCATCGATCTCGTTGAAGCCTTCGGTCGGCGTTTCGCCATCGCCATATTCTATTGAGTCGCCTATTGCCCACTCTGCATCGGTATCAGCCATGATTCTTTTCTCCTTGTATTATTCCGGCCATTTGTAGGCCGCGACTTTTAAGTCCTCGGCATCGTCGTAAGTCATCTGCAAAGCGCCGTTGGCATCGCGCCAGCGGGTAGGCGGCGCCACGAGTTTCACCTTCGCGCGCGCGCCAGCGGCTACGGTCACAGCCTTGTTCACGTCGGTTCCGTAGTCAGACAGCACGATCGAATTGAACGTGATCGTCTTAGCCGCCATGCCGTCGTTCTGAAATTCCAGCCACTGCTTGCCGGTGTAGTTGTTGACGGAGTTGCCGTCCGGATTGGCGTCGACCATCTCTTCAGTCAGCTCGCCGGCAAGAAACTCTATCGGCGTGATTGCGCTGGCGGCCATCAGGCGAGCGCCTCCCAATGCTGGATCAAATAATTTTGCTGCACGCGGTAGAGTGCGAGCGATTCCAGGTCATCGAATACGTAGTCGTCGCCCTCATCTTCCAAAAATACGCCGCGCACGAGATCCATGTAATTCAGCATCAGCGGTGCGGATTTACCGTTCAGCGCGAATCGAACTTTCTCCGCTAGCGGCTTAACATGGGCGAGATATTCCCTGCCGAGACACTCAACGCTAAAAAGCGATCTCACTAGCCTGGTCGGTCCCTGGTGCGTCTGCTCGCGTTTGCGCTCAATCAATGTGAACACAATCGCAGGATAAGACTTCTTGCTTTCGTCGCGCTCGCTGTCTTTGTCGAGCTGCGGCATCGTCACCGGGTAGATATTTTCCCCGACAATGGCTTTTACAGCGGCGTTGCTATTAAGCGTTGCGTACACAGCTTCCTCGATCAGCGTCATGTTTCACGTTAAACAATCCCGGCAGACTCGCCCGCCGATTGAATCTCAGCGAAGCGCTGAAAAATCCGCGCGGCGAATATCTTCTCCACTTGCCCCGCCGTACGTTGGCCCGCGCTGCGAAGGAAATGTTTCCCGGCAATTACCGTATAGCGCTTGGCGGACTTGCGAGTTGCCCGGCCTGTCGCCTTCCATCCCATCTCTTGAAACCGTCCATAGAACGGAAAGAGCTTTTCCTTTTTCGACAAACGTACCGGCGAAACTCCTACCGATGCGCCAATACCGCGGCGCTTCATCAATGTCGGCGCAATGCGGCCGCGCAATCTGCCGGTTCGTGTAGGTGCGGCGGCCTGAGCTGCGGCGACCAATGGCGCGGATGCTTCAAAGAGAGCCTCGGCGATGACGATACGTTGCAGCTTGGAGAAGCGCGCGCGGAGCTTGAAAATCTCCTTTTGCGCCTGCTTAACGTCGACTGTAATCGTGTCGGCCATCAGGTTAATTCTTTCGCTTCGATTTCCGTCATGACGCCGCGACTATTCACGTTGATGATGCTTTCAATATCGAAAATCCTAACCGCGCCGGTCTTGCCGTCGGTGTGCGTCATTCGCATCTTAGGTGTCAGGTACGGCGCTGCGTTGCCGCGTATGATTATTTTGGTATCGGTCACGGCCTTAACTTGCTGCGCATTGAAGCGCTCGTCGCCGCGCATCGGCGCGATCGAACCGCGCACACTGCCGCGGGTAGCAAATGTTTTTACTCGCTCGCCGACCGAATTCTTGACTTCGATCGCCTCTTGAATCTCTAAACGAAATCTCAGTTCTCCCGCGCGCATACTTCACACCTGCAATCTCCGGTTCGAACCGACCAGCGCCTCGTATCCCATGGGAATTTTCTGCATCACTACGTCGACCGAGTCTTCACGGTTCGCGTACATATGGCCGATGTGCAGCAGTAGCGCCTTCTTGATGTGTTCGGGAATGCCGCCGACGATGGTTGACGGCGTGGCCAGCGTTGAAGAAAACACCACATCTTGCGACAAGGTATCTTCGTCGATGGCGATCACTTCATAGGCAAGCGTTTGCAGCGGCGTTCCGCCTTGGGCGAGTACGTCGATTTCGGCATCTGCCGGCGCGGCGTTGTCAAAATTGACATGAAAGCCAGCGTCAGTTTTTTCGCTCACGCCGAACTTGGTTGTCCAGTTAGGCTCGATGCTTAGATGGTAATTGGTGCCGTCGAATGCCGGGTCCGGCGTGGTAACCGCGTCACCGTAGCCGACGACGAACTGCACGCGCACGCTACGCGGGAAGCAGCGGCTAGAAGGCCAGTACGTGTTGTATACCGGTGCGAGATAGGAGATCTCGTTGACTTGGTAATGGATGTATGCGGACGGATCCAGAGTCTGTAAGTCGCCATTGCCGTCGACGTATTTAACAAAGCTGATCGCCTGGACCGGAAAATACGGCAGCTTAATGACACAGGGAAACTCGGACAGCTCCAGCAGCCAGGTCTGCGAGCACAAGCGGCGCGCGTCGCGTTCCTCAAAATAGGTGCGAGCGGCGGTGATTAACGATTGAATTAGGTCGGAGTCTTCGACCTCTGGCGCGATAAGATGATCGTAGGCTTGCTTCAGCGTGAGCGGCTCGCCCACCGGTGCAGCGATGAGACTGAGGGATGATTGCGGCTCTTGGTACATGGCCCTAAATCGAACTTCTCCACGTCATCAGCCGATCAGGTCGTTTCCGACGGCTTCGTGCGCATGCCGCCACGGCCGCGCGGCGATAGCGCTTGCTCTGGCGCACCGGTGCTGGCGGCAAACTCCGGTTGCTTCTCGTCGCTCTTGAACTTGCCCATTGGCGCTTGCGCGGGAACGACCCAGCCGTTGTTGAGATAAACCTCGGCGAGCGCTGGCTCTAATTCGAACTCGTCGCCCGGTTCGCATTCCTGCTTTTTGAGAATGCGGCGCATGTCCTCGTTTCGGACATGCGCCGTGGCTCGTACAAACATTTTGGCGTCTACTCCCGCGCCGATTAGCTCGGCAACATTGAGAGATACTTGATCGGGTGCGTACCAGCGTCGAGCAAGTTACCGTCTGACCGCAGGTAGGCGATGAACGCTACTTGATCGGTTGCGGCATAGAGCTCGTCGAGCCGTACCAAGCGTAAGGTCGCTTGGTCGCGAATCTTGTATTTGCTGAAATCGCCAAAGGCCATCACTTTTGCGCTGGCGATTGAAGCGGACGGGAAAGATTGATTGATCGTGTAGGGATAGCCTAACAGCCTGTCTGGAACGCCAGCTTGCAGGCCGGGCTGCCAGATATAAGCGTTAGTCGTCGACTCCTTCAGCATGCGGATTTCGGCGAGAATCGAGTCGTGCATCATGAATCGCGCATTGTTGCGATAGGCCGGGTCAACGCTGTGGATCAAGCCGATGACATCATCGGAAGCGATGACTAAATCGTCGGCGGCGGCAAAGGTCGTGCCTGCAACCAGGACGCCTTTAGGTAGGGTCGTGCCGGCGCCGGTGCTGAAATGATCGTTCTGGATACGGGCGATACGGATAGCGAGCATCTCGCCGATCCGGGCGCCGAGATCGAAAGCGCTATCCTGCAAAAGCTCCGTACTGATCAGGACGGGCTTGGAAGAGTATTTGAACTTCTTCAGAATCACTTGGCTGAAGCTCGGATCAACGCTCGATCCAAAGTCGGTGGCTTCGTCCAGGATCACGCCCTTGTTAGAGCTGTCATTGACTGTCGGCAGCGGCAAGTCGCCTTCGCTGTCGGTCCGGATGACTTCAGAAACCGCGCGCATGCCGCCGAACTCCAACATCGCCACTTCCAACGAACGCACAAAGCCTTCGGGAATGGTTTCAAGGCCCTTATTGGTGGTCGTGACATTCAAGGCGCGCCACTCACGCTGAAACTGGCGATAGGTCTTAACCATCGGCAAAAAGATTTCTTTTTGGCGGAAGTCTTGGCCGAGAAATGTCGCCGCGTCGCGATGCTCTTGCTCAATCTTGGGGTTGCCTTTCGCGTGGCGTAGCCAAGCCTGTAAAAAATAAGTGCTGTTAGTTTCCAGCTGCGCGAATGTCGGCATGCGAACGCCGGCGATCGGCGTATGGATTCCTGTCCAGCCTTTGCCGTTGTTGAGATCGGCCTGGCGCTGGTTATCGTTTACCGATGCAGCATTCGCCTTTTCGCGCGCCTGGATATCTTCTTCGCGCTTGATACGCTGCTCTAGGGCGGTGCAGTCGCGGTTGCGCTCTTCAAACCATTGAGTCTCTTCTGCCGTTTCACTATTCTTCGCGTCGATTTCGTCCTGCTTTTTGCGCATCGCTTCCACTAACTCGCCCTTTTGCTGGCGCATCTCGATGAGGTTTAATGCCATGATTTTTCTCCTTAAATTCGTAACTGTTTAAGTTGCGGTACTCGGGCAACGTTTGAGAATTTCGGCGTAAGACCATTTGTCCGCAGGCGGCGTATTCGCTGCGATGAATTCCCGGCGCTCTTTGGCGCGGGCTTCGAACGCGGCCTTTTGCTCGGCGCTGGGCTCGGTAACGATGGCGGATAATTCTTTGAGCTTGGCCTGCGCGATGCTGCGCAGCTCGGCGCGTACGCCGACATCAGTCTGCGGATAAGCGGCGAAAGTGACCGGTGAAACGTCGAAAAGATCGACCGCTGACACAGTACGAATGACACCGCCATTTTCCATGTGCCATTTCGAGCCTTCAGGTAGTACTCTGAAGCCAAAGGACATCTGATCAACGTCGCCGCGCTCGATGGAAACCAGTAAATCGCGTGCAAACGTCGTATCGGGGAAATCGGCATCAATCTTCAGTCCTTCGCGGTCTTCGGAAAGGCGCAGCGTGCCGGATTTGGTGCGGGCAAGAATAAAGTTAGGGTCGTGATTCCACAGCGCGCGAACATCGCCGTCTTTGATCGTATCGGCAAAAGCGCCGGGCTGAATCTGCTCGCGATAGCCGCCTAAATCGTCGGATAATTGGTTGAAAACGGCGGCGTGGCCGGTAATGCCAGGCTTGGAGCCGCTACGGGCGCGGAGTTCGGATACGGTGAAGTCTCTGTATTCGGTTTCCATAAAAAAAGGCCAATACCGCCGTTAACGGTACTGGCCTAATTCGTTTCTTCAGCCGAGGACGTGATCAGCGCCCGGCCAAAATCATTCGTGGCTGATTATCTTGTTATGTCACTGTTTAGTAAATGGTAAAACAGGAGAGCGTGTCCCAGAATGGCACACTTGGACACAAAAAATCTGGCGCTTAGGAGTCGCCGTTGCGATTTAGTCGGTCTGTGTCTCTTTTTTTTTCAATCGCTCGACTTCCGCTGCATCAATTCGCTGCCTATCGCGCACCTTGAAAGAATCCAATTGACCATCTTCTATCATGCGATAGATCGTTCGACGTGAGACCGCGAATTCGCGGGCAACTTCGTCAATGCGGTAGGATTTCTTTGTCATCTAGCTGGCTTTGTCAACCTTGACCCCATGATTAACTTTAAGAAAATAGTCTTTAGTAATTTGACCAAACTCGCTGTTGCCACGCAAATGAGCTGCTTTCCAAAATGTTCCGGTATAATGCCCAAACAGCGGTTTGGCCTCATAGTTAGCAAAATGGCCGCGAACCCAGTGCAGCGGAAGATGACCGTTCTCATTAAAACACTCACCAAATGGCAAATATTTTTTCTTCGAAACTTCTATTGCAAGCACTTTGAATTTGAGCAATTCATTATTTCGATAACGGCGACGACGAACCTGTCGACTAAGCGGTGGCTCATAATCGACTAGCGCTATGTTTTTGGTAGATGCAAGAATTGCCAAATAACTGAAAAATAGCCAACCCCACGTAATTATAATTTCCTCATGCTCGTGTTCTGCATCAAGGCCCCATTCCACAGTCGGGCTTTCACACTCTTGATTAAAAACAGCGGCACCGTTCAATACGCAGAGGCTGCCGCCGTTGTTTTCTGGATTTATATACCAGGAAAGAAACTTGAGTGTTTTGCCATCATCATGTTCGGAAACTATCGACGCGATCTGCCGCCCTCTATCTAGTCCCATTCCAATTGCAGTAAAATTATATGGCGGATGAATCTCTTTGGGCCACGATTCCTGCTTACTAAATTGCTCTCGTAGTTCCCATGTTCCACTAACATCGATACACGTTGATGGTCGCGTAAATTCTTTAATTGCATCGAAAATTCGAAGTGGCTCCCTCATCAATGCGCCGCTCCATTCGTCAGTTGCGCCGACTTGGCCGCTCCGTTAGTCAGCGCAGGCGCTTCCGGCTGGTCCGTTTCGCCAACTTGATCCAGTCGCGTCATATTGCTCTCACAAATGTATGTTTTCCCTTCACCATTGGGCAGCGGGTTCATGTCGAGCAGCTCGCGCCACTCATCGGCGTTGATAATGCCGTTGCGCCGTTCGATTTGCAGCTTTTCCGCTTGCTCCTTGGCGTCGCCCCACAGCATGACGGTCGGATTGAACTTGACGAAATAGCTCTGCCGCTCGGTCGGCGTAAAGAGCGAATAGCGCAAGCGCTTCTCCCAATTGTCGGCGATGTGTCGAATGCAATCCTCCCAAAAGGCGCGATTGGACTGCTCCACGGACGCGTATGACACCGTTCCCGATTTCATTACGCCGATCTTATGCGCCGGTACGCCGAAGATGCCGCAAATATCTTCCTTAGTCGCTATATGCCCCTCGATATACTGCGCGTCGTTGGGCGGAATGCCTACGTCTTTCCAGTCCATTCCTTCTTCAAGGATCATGAAGCTGCGCTTGTTGTTGCCGGTAGTTTGGTCAGTAATCGTCTTGCGCAGATTGCTATGCGCCTGCGGGCTCAAGGTCAGCGGATGTTTCAGCACGCCGCCCGGCCGCGCGTCGTTGGCGAAAAACCGCGCTCGATACTCAATCGACGCATTGGATAGGCCGAAGAGTTCGCGGTGCGTGGTGATCATCGAATAGCCGCAGTAGCCGTCACCGCCGAGCCCGCGAATATGTAGCACCTCGTCTTGGCGGTAAACTTCAAAGCCGCCTTTTTCGTCGTAGTGGTAATAGAAAAGTTTCCCGTCGATCATGTCCATGCGCCAGCTCGTGCTTTTCCATGGCCAGAGCGCTACCACATGGCCGGAGCCGTTGCGTTCGATGTAGGCAACGGAATTACCCACTAAAGACGTGACGCCTTGCTGCGTTCTGAGAAATTCAGTCGATGTCATGAACGGATTAGCGGCATTTTTAAGAATATCATAAACGGGATGGTCGACGGCTTCCTGCGTTCCCTTGCCAGGCCCCATGCGGCGGTAAGTTGTCAGCGGGAGTGAAGCCAATTTTTCAGCGATGAGCCGCACGCAGGCGTAAACCGCGCTGATCTTGATCGCGTTAAACTCCGTAATGTGCTGGCCACTGGCCGTCATCGAGCCGCCGCCAAATAAATCCTTTAGCGCGGGATCGCGTAGAGAAAGCTGCTGCTCGGTCGATCTAAATTGTCTGAATGCTGGTTCAAGACACTTCATTTTGAATCTCCCATATAGATTAGAACGCCAATTGCTAAGAAAGTCCCGCCGACCAACACGTAAGCCGATGGCGGATAAATCTGCCACACGCCATATCCGGCCAACGCCAGGCCGCCGAAAAGAAACACGTCCTTGCCTTCGATCCACACGCGCCGCGGCGGCTTGTCCTGCGGCTCGGCAATACGTACGTTGCGGCGGCGCTTCTTGCCGGGCTTTTTGAATAGCTGGATAATTTTTGTGGCGGCAGCGTTCATGATTTAGGCTTGAGTAGCTTGTACAAAAAACCTCCCGCGCTACCGATATCGATTGCCTGTACACCGCGCGCGGATAGCCGATTCGCCAGGCACGTTGCCGTTGGTCCGCAGGATAGTAAAGCAATTTTACGTTCCGACTTTATCACAGATCTCTCTAATGCGTCGATGCTTTCATAGGCTTGGCGCCGATGACAGCGCACATGCGAAACGTCCGCCGACAACTGCGCCGTGTTGATGATACTGTTTTTTTTCTCCGATACGATAACGATTTCTTTATCCGACCATAGGCGGGAAATCTTCTCCGCATATTCCTGGCAGTTGATCCACGGTGCCGAATCTGGACGGGTAATGAAGGCACTGTAATATTGCACAGCAGGATTGAGGATGCGCATAAAGCGAGCGGCGTGGCGCAGCCATCCATGGCCTAGTTCCGTTTTATACTTCGGCCCGCTAGGGTCCATCGTCGGGATGCCAACGAGACAGTTCGGATTTGGAGATTGCAAAGTTTTTAGTAACTCTTCGGCAAGTTCCGGCGATGGATTCTGATGCGAGTATCCTCTGCCGTCCATCAGCTTCAATTCACCGTCACCAAAGCGCGCGATCGACTTGCCGGTTTGCAGAATATCTACTGTCTCAAACTCTCCTATGACATGAGGATAGTTGACCGGCGACAAAGCCGTAGGATCACCATACAAAATCAGACACTCATCACAATTATCGCGGTCGTGAGACTTACAAACTATTCGCCACGCCTTCACAGCTCCCTCACCCACTCAAATCTCAGCGGATTTTTCGGCGTATCGTCGCCGCTGGCGGCCTTTTTCCTGCGGATGTTGGCGCCTATCGTGGTGTCGCGGGATAGCGTCAAGTCGTTGGCGTCAGCGATGGCGTTGCGCGTATAGACTTCAAGGCGGATCGGCTCAGGCAGCAAATCAACCGGGTACATGCTCTCCAGCCGGCGTAGAAACGCGCCGCCACCACCTAAACACCCGGCGTAATCCTCGTCATAGCCGCCAGTTTCCCAATACGCGGCCTTGCGGATGAGATACGAGTCGACGTGCGGATGGACCTGGCCATACTCGCAATCCTGCGGAATGGCGTCCTTGCGGCGTGTCTCGTCCGCAGCACCACGGCGCCAGCGCGGGAAGCGGTACCAGCGCGCCTGGTTGGGCGTGAAAGCGAGCAGCGCGCGCGCGGCGTCCGCTGGGAGAATGTGATCGATGTCGGCTTGGAGAATATGCTCCGTGGTCGCTACGTGCGCTCCCAAATTTCTCGCGCCTACGCGGTTCCATGGCTTGTCGATGAGGATGCGGTAGAGCTGCCGATGAGCATCCCATGATAATTTCTCGACGATCGGCAAAGCAGGCTCCGGACTGCCGTCGTCGACGCAAATCACGGTGACGCCGAGTGGGTACTTGCACCACTCCTCGACCTGGCGCTTGAGCATGGCGACGTTGCGGTAAAAAGGCACAATGAGGGTGAACGTGCTTAACGTGTTCGTGGGCATATCAGTCATAGTTCCAATACTCTAACACTCTATTTCGCATCGGCACCCGCTCTACAGTTGTACCGTCGGCATAACCATATTTCTTGTGAACCAAACGAATGGCCCAGGCCTTCTTCGTTGCCAATACGTATCCGTTGGCCGGTGAACAGTATGGTCTATAGAATTTCCAGAGTACGATTTTCATCTTTATCCCACACGATCACGAACACGACATCCGACACGATCATGCCTCTACCACCCGCAACCAATTCTTAATCCGCTCCTGATGCGTCGCCCCCTTCATTACTTGCTTGGTCGAAGCCACTCTCGGATAAGCGATGCCGAGCTCGGCGAAGCGGGCCAGGATTTCGGCCTGGCGGTGCTTTTGGCTGGCGATCTTGCGCACGTCAAAGTCGATCATGGCGTAAGTCACCTTGTCGAATTCGCCGCTGTCGAGCAGGTCGTCGAGGATATCGCACTCGGCGCCCTCGCAATTTAATTTGAGGAAGACGGTGTCGCCGGCGACGATGTTTTCGGCGAACCAATCATTTGCGCGCTGGAATTCGCAAACTTCCGTGGCGCGGCCTGGTCGCAGCTTGTCCTTTTTCCACATGCTACCGCCATCGCTGCCAGCGTCAAAAATCTTTGCGTCCACTTCTTTATTCCACAGCCCATAGTGCATCAAGTGAACGTTATGAGGATTACGATCTTGCTCGACAACGCTTTTCAATTCATCTATGCACAATCGCGACGGCTCGAAACAAAATATCTCATCGAACCTAAACGCGGGATCGAGCACGGCGGCCAGCGTCTCGCCGGTGTGCGCGCCGACGTCGAGGAAGATGCGCCTGCTCATTGCCGCTCCATCTCGAGAATCCGCTGGCGTCCAGGCCACGGCACCTCAACCAGCGAGTAATTTAGGTTAGCGGCCAGCTTTTCGTAGAGCGACAGCGGGTGTTTGAATTGTTTCAAGCCGGTGCGCGTGTTGTCGGGTAAGTTTGTCGGCACGTAGCTGAAATAGAATTTGCCGCCGGGTGCGAGTTTGCTCATTACGGCACAGATAGATTCTTCGATTTCCGCTCTAGGCAAATGAATGAACACCGAGAATGCCCAAACGAAATCGAACTGCTCTTTAATCCCGTCTATATTTTGCCAACAACCAAAGCGCGGACCACGGCGCAGTTCACCTACCTTGCGGGTATCCCCGTTATCCCATCCCTCATCATCCGCAAGACGCCAAGCGTAAAGGATGGCTTCTTTGGAAATATCGACGCCGAGATAGTTTTCATAAGCGAGATACGGCACGATCTTCCGCGCCAGCCTTCCGGTCCCGCAACCCAAATCGAGCAGCCGGTGATGCGGCTTTAATCCCTGCGCAATCAGAAAATCACGCTGAATGTTGCCGTACTCTTCCCACTCGCCGCCGATGGCAAGTTGCGGATCGTCTTTCACGCGCAGGTCGGTATGGCGGCCGTAGGCGGTGAGGAAATCGTGCTGGCGGTAGAGCTCGACGACTTCCGGATCGCGGCTCGACTTGTCGGTGAGCATTTTTAGTTCGTCGTCGGTGATAGTCATCGCCAGTATTCCTTAATCCAAGGGTAACGCGCCTGTATTTCCGCGTTCCATGGCGGCTTGGCGCCGTTGGTGAATACGATGCGCGCGCCTTCCGGTGCTTCCTTGGCGTGTTCCGGCGTCCAGTTGAGCTTCACCAGGCCATCGCCGTTGCTCCACTGGCCAGCGGGCGGATACATCTTGTAACTCATCCATGCTTGGTCGCTGCCCATGTAGCCTGCGGCTGCAGCCTCTTGCGGTGACGTTGCAGGGTCGAAATCATCCCAGATATGCGGCATGGAGCCTGTTTTGAGCAAATAAATACCGCCAGCAATCTTTCGCCAGCCAAATTTTGGGTCGCACCAGCCGACGAAATCTTCATCGCGGTCAATCAGCGGCATTAGAAAGTCGAGAATCACTAAATCAATATCCAACTGTAGAATCCGCTCGCCTAATATCGTTGCTTCGCGGGAAAAATTCCATAATCGGCAATAACACTGCGGGAAACGCTTCCCTTGCGGGTTTGGTACATCGTCGAAGCGTACCGGCATCGGCATTGTTTCTATATCCGGATCAAGTCCTGCGGGATCATCGGTAATACAGACAAAGCGAAACGGTTGCTGATACTGGAAATCGACCATGGAGTACAGCACGTTGACATGCTCGGCGAGAAACTCGCGTCCGCTGCCCGGCGTGTGCCATTTCCAGGTGACGAAGGTGATCATGGAATGAATTAGAAACTCACTGCACCTGCGCCTACAAAGGTAATTTTGAATTCGCTCGGCACTAACCGACCGTCAATATTTTTAAAAGTTTGATCGATATATATTTGATCGTCAGTTTTAAACCACGACGGCAACTCTAAACCCCCATCAATGGCCAGTTCATGGCTTATCCAGATCGTTTTGGCGGCGATTTTATCACCTGGCTTGCTTGCCATTCGACTTACTCGCGTCAAAGCCATTTCTTGAATCATCGATTCTATTTGCGCCTTGGTAGACATTCGGAGTCTCCTTTACTTGGATTCACTTTTTTCATCGATAATGCTCCGCAACCCACGCATATTCGTCCCAACTCGCCTCACGCGGCATCTTCGGCAGGCGGAACGGCGGCGCCAGCTTGGCCGGCTGGCCGCAGTGCGCGCAGTAGGGCTGGTCACGATGCAAGTATTGCGTAGCCTGGTCCTCGCCGCGAAAGAAAATAATCCGCGTGCGCTTGGGCGCCTGGAAGCGCCATCGGCCATCGCCTTTAACGTTGCTCCAATTCACAACCCCGTCGTTTTTGGTCCATCCGGCCTCGTTTGGGCCCAGTTTGTGGCGAATCCAAGCCTGATCAGTACCCATGAACTCGGCGGCCTTAATACTCTCGAGACCGCGGAAGTCATCCCACACCTGACGGCGGGCGCCGGTGTTCATCATCCACATGCCGCCTTGATATTTGTTGCGCTCCTTTTCCGGCTTGTCGCCGTCGCGGTGAACGATGACGAAATCCTCTTCGCGTTCGAAAAGTGGGTCCAAGTAATCCAAAAACAGGCAATCAAGGTCAATGGAAACGAAGCGATCGCCGAAAATCGGCCTAACTTCCTCGCTAAACGCCTTTAGCCGCAAGTAACAGTGCGGGCCTTCCCATCGCGGGTGACGCAGTTCGCGCCAATCATCCCACAGCTTCACCGGCTCAATCAGCGGGTCGTACTTGGCGTCGGGGAAGTCGGTCATCAATACGAACCGGTGCGGCATGGAAAGGTTGCGGTGAATCATTCGCGCCCAGATATTGGCGCTTTCAGGCTCGAATCTGCCGCTATAAAGCGGATCGCGCCATAGGAAGCCGACGATAGTTAGCATTTATCCTAGTACTCAGCTTTTGGTTTAGGCTTGGCGATAACTGCCTCGGCCTTGTCGATTCTCATGTCGTTTAAGTAAAGCGCTTTATAGAGTAAAGCTTTGTCGCGCTCGGTAAGCATACGAACGTCGTTATTGGCTGATTCAAGGTCGAGATATCTATCGTGCATGGTTATATGCTCAATACTCCCCGACTTTCATAGACGCTCGGCGCCGCTACTGGCACGGATAAGCAAACTCCCAGACTCATAGCCAGCGCAACAATCCCATCGATCTTCTCCGTTGACTTGCTCTTATCCGGCTTGATATTGCCCGCTGGATCGTGCTTCACGATCATGTTTTGAGCCATCCAACGCAGGACAGGGTTGCCGCCGTGCGTGATTTTCCGGCCGAGAATCAAATTCAGCAGCTCTTTAGTCGGCGGCGACATGGACGCGAAGCCCTGGCCGAACTGAATCAGCAGCGGATGGCGCCGAGCAGTAGCTTCCTTGGGGTCGACGGTAAAGCCAACTTCATCGCATAGGTCATTGACGATCTTTTGCGAGCCCCAGCGGTCAAAGGCGAGCACGCGAAGGTCGAAATCGATGCGGCACTGGCCGAGTTTGAGCATAATCCAGCGGTAATCGATCAGATTTCCTGGCGTAGTCTGGATCAATCCGTTGCGCTTCCAAACGTCGTAGGGAACGCCGTCCTTGCGCACGCGGTCGTGTAGGCCATCTTCGGGAATGAAGAAAAACGGAATCACCGCAAACTTTTCATCGTCGGTGCGCGGCGGAAAGAGCAGGACGAGCGCGGCGATATCGGTAGTCGACGCCAAATCGAGGCCGGCGTAGCAAGTACGGCCCCGTAACTCATCGTAATTGACCGCTGGCAACGCGCAGGCGTCCCACTCACGCATTTGTAGCCAGCGGGTCTGCTGTTCGGTCCAGAGATTCAAATGGAGCCGTTTAAACGTATTCTCGTAAGCCGGCGTGACCTGAGCCTTGTCGCATTCGGCTTTGAGATAATCTTCTTTGATCGAAACGCCATAGTTCGGATTGGCTTTTTTCCAGGTCTTCCGCGATGTCCAGTCGTCGGTATCGTCAGCGGCATAGATAACCGGCAAGAAGAAATCATCAGTAATCGTGCCGTTCATCATTTTGATCGCGTGGTCATGGACTTCCCAGCAAATCGAGTGCTTATCGAAGCCGGCCGTAGTGAACATGATCAGCAGCGGCTGGCGGCGTGAACCGGTGGATGTCTTTAAAACGTCATAGAGATCACGATTAGACTGAGCATGTAGCTCATCGAATAAAATGCCGTGAGAATTCTTGCCGTGTTTGCTCGGCGCGTCGGCGGAAAGCACATGATAGGCGCTTCCGGTAGCCTGATAGACGATCGTCTTGACGAAATTCTCCGATGCTGCGGTCCAGTCCGGGTCTTGCTCGACCATACCCTTGGCTACGCCGAAGATGATTGCCGCCTGATCACGATCGGCGGCGGCGGAATAAATCTCGGCACCGGGCTCGCCGTCGGCGAAGAGTAAATACAAACCAAGCGCAGCACCCCAAGTGGATTTGCCGTTCTTGCGCGGCACTTCGATATAGACTTCGCGGAATAGCCGCGTGCCGTTAGGCCGTTTCCAGCCAAATATGCCGCGGGTAATCTCCCGCTGCCAGTCGGCAAGGATAAACAGTTCGCCGGCGAGTTCGCCCTTCTGATGCTTGCAGGTTTCGACGAATTCAACGGCCCATGCGGCGGCCTTGTCGTCAAACCATGCGCCGGGAAACGATAGTTTCCAATTATGGGCCGGCTTGCATGTGCCGTTCTTATTGCGCCAGAAAATCATTACTTAATCGCCACAAGCTTTGGCGTACCGGTTAGGAACTTGCCGCCACCTTGATTCGCTGGATTCTTAGGAATCTTCACCTGCGAGCGGTCGGAAGGCGTGAAGCCGAACTTGGCGGCCAGCCGGGTACGTGTGGCAACGGCGGTTTGCCGAGCCTTGAAGATGCCGGCCATGATGGCGCGCTCAAAGCCAAGGGATTCTTGCTCTTTCCAGAGCGCGTTACAGATTGAGTGCTGTAGGCAATATTCGGCGAACTCCGTTTCGTCTTGGCGCGTTAGAACGTGCGTAGCGAGCAATTCAGGAACGCGACGCTCCCATTCGGCGCGCGCTACCGGGTCATTTTGGACCAGCAGAGGCATTTTCGCGCCTGGTTCGAACTGCGGCTCGGCATCGTTGAGCGCATGCTCGCCGGGATTGCCCTGAAGTTTCTTTAGTTCTGTCGGCTTTGGTGCCGGACCTCGTTTTCCCATAATTTTTTTGTGATTACTCCCCTATGCGAAAACTTTCCGCCGTGTGTTTCGAGT